TATTCGCCGGATAGAGATGTCTTCCAATTCAAAGCTCACAGAGTTAGATAGAGAAGATCTCGATGAGATAGAACTTGAGAATTTACCTAAATCTTGTATTAAAAAAGATGGTAACTATAAAAAATATGTTGATCCTTGGCACTATTTAACTCACCACTATTTAATAGAACATCCAGCTAAAGGTCCATTAGGAAACGCACTATATGAGAACAGTAGACTTAACGGTGCGATCTTTACCTTTCGCGGTGCGGCGAAGAGTTACATTACATTTGTTGGTGATTTTCTCCACGAGTGGATGTTTAACGGAATAAAGTCAGAAAAGGACGTAAAGAGAATAAATGATAAACTCCTTTTTGGCATGGGAGCCTCCGATGGTAGATATATTACAAAATCCATTAAAAACGTTTCTACTTTTTATGATAGAATGCCGGGCCAGTATAGGTATAGCGACCCCAAGAAGCGTAAGTACATGGGTCCATTTTATAAAAGGGTTCAGGGTACATGGAAAACAGGAGAGGAGACATCGCACGTTGTAAAGTTTAAAAACGGTAGAAGTTTTATTGATTCCTCTACGCTGTATATAACGGTTTTAACAAAGGATAAAACTAAAATTGGTGCTGGAGATAGATTTAGAAGAATATACATAGAAGAGGGCGGTTTTCTTGCTGAAGCTTTAGAGGTTTGGGCGGCAAATAAAGATTCTATGATATCTGAAGGTAGAAAGGTTGGAAGTTCCATAATGACGGCCACCGGTGGCGATCTAATAGCAGTTAAGCAGCCAGCAAAGATATTTAATAACCCAAAAGCTTACGATATATTTGGAATGCCAAACTATTGGAAAAACGCAAATAAGAAGATTGGGCTATTTATTCCAGTCCATTATAAGGAGGCAAAATATAAGGATGCTAACGGCAATACAAAACTTGAGTTAGTCCATAAAATGCTTCTCGAAAAGAGGAGAAAGGATATATTAGAAATGGACAGTATTTCGTATGATGTCGATATCTCTTATAATCCGATGGAGCCTGATGAGATCTTGAGATCGAATAGTGGAAGTTCATTACCAAAAAGAGAAGCACAAGATCAACTAAATAGATTAGATACTTTTGACATATTCAAGAAGAAAGCCCAAATCGGTAGCTTTAAATATAACCCCTTAGCACCAAGATCGGTAGAATGGCAGAAGGACATAGATGGGAGGCTTAGACCCATTCTTGACTATGGAGCAGAAGGAACTCCTGGTTTTACTAAAGATGGAGCTTGGATAATATATGAACAACCTCCAGATTACATACCAGATGGACTTTACTGGGTTATATATGATCCGGCCAAGAAATCGGGAGACGGTGAGTCTTATCACTCTATATTGGTTTATAAATCCTTTTTCATCGGCGCAGAAAGAACCCTGTACGATACTATTATTGCCGAAATGATTTGTCGAAAAGAGACACTTGATGATAACTACAACGAAGTTATAAAGGGAGCGAGGTATTTTAATGCCAAGATATTCCCTGAAATAAATGTTGCCGGCTTTGTAGAGTGGTGTAAGACCAATAAATTTTGGTATTTGCTGGAGGCCGATGCTTATCAAATCGAGCAGGAGATTTCGCCGAATGCAAAAAGAAGTTATTACCGAGTTGGCTGTGACATGAACAGTGAACGTAAAAAGCAATGGGCATTTAGAAGACTTAGAGACTGGCTTTTAGAGATAAAGGAGAATGATCCAATTACTGGAGTTCCAATGATTAAAACAATGGACTGGATGTTCAGTAAAAGAATTCTAAATGAAATAACTGCATATGAAGGAGGGGTGAATGTGGATCACATATCCAGTTTATTAGTTCTAATGGTTCTATTAGGAAAGATACAAGGCTGGGATAAACCCGAAATAAAAGACGAACATGATGTTGGAGATGAGATTATAAAACAAGCACATCAACAATTAAAAAACGCAGAGAATGTAAAAACACCCCAAAGGTGCGCTTTTAACCAGTACTAATTTAAAACATGAAATCGACCAATAATATTAATCCAATTATAGATAACCGGCAGGATATAAAGAGAAGGGTCTCCTATAAGAAAAAGATTGCAAGCGATTTCCGCCGCCAGAAGGACATTTTGGATCTCTACTCAGACTACTGGTTAGACTCAAGTCATGGCGAAGAAATAGAGAAGTATAAAATAAACTACGATCTCTTCAACGGTCGATTAGATGTTAAGTTATATGATGAACCCCTGTGCATCGTCATTGACAAAGAAAAAGTAAGGTTGGATGATTTAACAATAACCCATTACCCCCTACTATCTTCATATTCCCACGTAATTCTCGGAGAGCAAATCCAAAGACCGTTTAAGCCGGTTGCTAAGGATACAGGGGAATTTTCGCAAACATTAAGGAATAAGAAGTTTAATGAACTCCTAAGAGAGTTAATAAATAACGACATAATAAACCCAATTGTTGATGAGGTAAATAACGCGTTTATAAACCTTCAAGGCTCTCAAATGTCACAAGAGCAGGTAGCTCAAATTCAAAAGGAGATCGACAATCGCATTAAGTCCAAGACTCCGGAGGAAGTAATTGATTTCATGGCCAATGATTTTAGGACTCCTACGCAACGCCAAGCCCAGCAACTTCTTAATCATTTTGTAGAACACGCCCACTTAAAGGCCGTAGATAACGATGGATTTAAACACGCACTGCCCACTGGGGTAGAGTGTTACTTTGTTGGAGATCGACATGAGGAGCCTATAATGGAGCTATGCAATCCAATGGGTTTGAGATTTGGCGGTTCAAAGAACAGCGAGTGGATACAAGACGGGGCGTGGGTGGCATATGAGCAGTGGATTACTGTAGAAGAAGCACTTCAAAAACACGCAGAGGCTCTGGCGGGTTTGTCAGATAAGCAACTTGCCGGACTGATAGATCCAATCGGAGTTAAATCTAATGGTGGAGCCAGCAACCCTCATAACGACCATGTGCAGCGTACAATGATGATTGATTTATCAGAAGAAGGCTCGGCATTGGCAGAAAAGTACAAAGATGTTAATTACAAGACCAAAAGAGGACAAAATCAAATATCCCAGCTATACTCGGATGTAATAAAGAAATACGGACTGACATACGGTCATAACTGGGCTGACTATGGGGTTCGAGAAGTTCACGTGTGTTGGAGAGATCAGAGGTTGATGAAGCGAGTAACTCGTTTAGTTGACGGTGAAGAAAAGCGTTTTTGGTTTGACGAACACTACGAAGAAAAGCCAGAGGATATAAAAGTTATAGAAATCTGGGTAGATGAAATCTGGGAAGGTACAAAGATCGGCACTTCTATTGCAGATGCGCTGTATTTAAATATCCGACCTGTTCCGGGACAATTCTCATCAAAATACAACCCCTTCGGAACAAAACTTCCATACTACGGTAAGAAATACAATACTCACATGGGAAACTCCAAGAACATTGCTTGGATGGACCCCGGCAAACCTTGGCAGAAAGAATATGATGTAACAATGGCTCAGATAAAACATGAGCTGAAGACCGACATGGGCAAGATGTTTCTCATGTATTTAGAAATGAAACCCGAAGGATGGGACTATAAGCAGTGGCTGAATACTGGAAAGAACACTAAATTATTATTCTCTACTTTAAAACGTCATGGCGGCATAATCGACCCCAACATGCTACGTCCTGTGGATTTGAGTAAAGCTTCAGACATCGCCAGCAAGCTCCAGTTCTTAGAATATTGCCGAGCAAATATGGTCCAGTCCCTAAACCTAAATGATGCCAGAATTGGCGCAATAGGAGAATATTCTACAAATCAAAACGTACAGCAGTCTCAAATAGCATCATATAATCAAACAGAGTCTTACTTTGAGACACACCGCCAGATCGTAGAGAGAGCATTAAATGCCTTTATGAATCGAGCGAAAATGCTGTATAAGACCAATAACAAGCGGTTCTTCATATTGGACGATGTTACTCGAACTGAGTTAGAGATCTCTCCAGACTTCTGGTACGAGGAGTCAGCCATAGAGTTCTCGACATCTTCTGATGAGGTAAATAAGGTGAGGGAGCTTAAGATGCAGACCCAACCACTCATACAAAACGGAATGTCTTTTGAGGGTGTCTTGGCCTTGGCTTTGGCAGATACAACTTCAGATATAATAGATATTATGAAG